GCCGTCTTCTGATTCGGAATACCAGAATGGATATACACCAGTATAGAAGTCAGTGTCATTTTCTTCCTGCTCAAGGTCGGTCATATTCTTACCGTATCGAATTGTAACCCCGCGATTAGAACCGCGAGATTCAAGCAGGGAAATGTTCCACTTATCAAACAGGTATTCACCACCAAAGGTGTCGAGGATAGACCCATCACTTCCGCCTAATAAAGATCGAATGCTGGAGGGCTTCGGAACTGACATCGTGCCAGACTTCCCAACGTTTGTGAAGAATGTGAAAGGGGTGGAGGGTACAGAGAAGTTCTTCAGATACGACATCGCTGCCGAAGCCGAACCAGCATCCGCGGGAAAGAGTTTTACGATGGAGCCAGACGTATCATAGCTCAAATGTGCTGCATGAACTGTCACGATTCCGTTGATCGGTTTTGTGATCGAGTAGATTCGAAATGGCTGTGGATCGTCATAGGGATTCGGTTTTACATAGAGAATCCGGCGTTTCTGGATGTCACTAAAATGACTTCCAGTCAGCGGGTATTCCATCTCGACCTCATATCCGCCATTTCGTTCCTCTGTCACAGTACAGGTAGCAGCATCAGGAAGTGCTCCAAGCCCATTTGAAGTGAATGCTTCCTCGTCATGATCGTATAGGATAATCAGAGAATCCACCATCTCGGAACCACCTCCACGGAAGTAATACTACCTGTAAATGTAATGGCATTTACGCCAGGACTAAGAAGCGGGAAGCTATCAGAAAATGATACTTTACTGTTCAGATTCGTCAAGCTTCCTTCTTCATAGACGTCCTGAAGTTCGGAATCAATCACCATACGGGTTGAACCGGTCAAGCCGCTGATTGTAATTGTTTGATCTCCGACTGTAAGAGTCCCCGATCCTGACACAACCACGGTCAGTTTTGGAAAACTCTTCTGGAATGTCGGGTTGCGAAGAGAACCAGCGGTGGTAAAGGGAACTGCCCGCTCCCCAGCTTTCAGGAAACGGGCAGGTTTGCAGTTAAATTCGATCGACATTTTACCGGCTTGGTGGAACAGGTTTTCCATTTCAGCATCAGCCACATAATATGCAAGGCGGAAGTAATCGGATTCATAGGAATCTTCCAGTCTCGCATATCCGGAGGCGGAATGCAGCCATTCGCTTACACCTGCCGCCAAAGTCGTAAAATTACCGTCGATCTCGCCGACAGAGATGCTATACTTTCTTGTGACATTCTGGTACGACCCATTGTCAATCACAAGGTCACCGTTCCGACCGGGGATATGAACCACCTCATAGTCACGTTCCGGAGTTGCATACACTGGCGGTTTCTCTACATGAATTCCATAGTTGGTTGACGGGATTCCATTAAAGATAATCACGCCCATGCTGCTTTTCTCCTTTCGACACGTCTTTGAAGCTTGCGATCCACCTCATCAGCGATCGCTCTCGGGTCAGTCCCGGTAATATAGAAGTTGTTTGTGGTGTTTTCAGAGGTCTGCTTGCCATTTGCGGGTTCAGTCTGCTGTTCCGATGCGAAGGCAGGTCTGTTCATGCTGCTTGCCGTTTTTGCCGCAATACTGACAGTTCCTTCAATCGGTCTACCGCTCAGTGTGCTCATCAGATCCGCCATGGCAGCACTTCCATTTTGAATTTCTGTGAGATCTAGTACAGGACGAATCGTCGGATTTGTGTCAATACCGCTATCAATCAGGGTTACAATTTTGGAAATAGCATTCGACAAGCCATTCGTGGCAGATTCCGCAAGGGCATCGCTTGAAAGACCGGCATTTCGGATGTTGTCAGTGATACCATTCGTAAAGCCAATACCAAAGTAGTCACCGATTTTGTAACCGACTTTGGATGGTGAATGTTCGTTAAGGCGTTTAGCAGCAGATGTGGCAGCATGTCCAGCCATTTTTTTCGCTGCTAGCGAGGCTGATGCACTGTTAGCTGAAATGCCATTTGCAACGCCTGCCGCAAGATAGCTACCTGCGCTTTGGAACTGCGAGTAATAACCACGAATGGCTGCCACACAGTTGTTAAGAAGGGCTGAGAACTGATTCTTGACTGTATTCGTTTGACCACTTATACCAGAGCTGACCTCTTTCATAAGATCACCTCCGGACGTTCTAAAGCGTGACTTCTGAGATGATATGACAGAAATCATTTTTGTCGTAATTTCTTTTGCTTTAGTCACAACTGTTGACGTTTGTGAAGTAATGCCAGTTAGGAAGGACTTGATCAAGCTAGTACCAGCCGTTTTGAATTGATTTGGTGCATTCTTAATAGGAGCTATAAGCTCTTTCACTATATCATTTCCAAGTGTCGCGAAAGATGCATCTATTGAGTCGAGAGACGCAAGCGCATTTATTGAATCTGTAAGGCTTTTCACGCTGGCACTCAGCGTTGAAAAGTCCGTCTTCGACAGAGTCATTGCAGCAGTAGAAATAGTATCAACACTGCTGGCGACAATGGAAACATCTGGAATATTCGAAAATGCTGTAATGCCAGCAGCAAGTCTAGATAAATCATCACCTAGATTTTTAGGGATGGATACATTTTTCCATTTCTTAACTGAATCAGCCAATGTTCCTAGTGGGCCGGTGATTGCGCCAAGCGACCAGCCGCCCAAGAAAGCCCAACTAAAAGCTTTAACGCCATCTGCTAAAGCATCGAGCTCGTCCCCTAAGTCAGCTGGTATGGATACCCCATTCCATTTTTTGACCGCATCAGCAAGATCTGAAAGTGGATCAATGATGGCACCAAGCGACCAGCCGCCCAAGAAAGCCCAGCTAAATGCTTTGATACCATCAGCAATTCGTTTAAGCCCGTCTTCTAGATCGTCGGGAATAGAGACAGATCTCCATTTTCTAACTGATGTCGCGAGTTCTCCAATCGGCTCTGTAATTGCGCCAAGAGACCACCCGCCTAGAAATGCAAAACTAAATGCTTTAATGCCGTTTGCTATTTGAGTCAGTCCATCTTCTAGGCCATCAGGAATAGTAAGTGTCTCCCATTTTTTCACAGCATCAGCCATTGCGCCAACACCAGGAGCAGATGCCGATAATGCGTCAGCGCCAATTCCGGCGAAAGTGAATTTCTCGATGCTAGCGGCTAAAGTGGCCATCTTCTCAACTAAGCCATCGGGAACCGTGACACCAGTCCATTTCTTAACAGAATCAGCTAAGATGCCAAGAGGTTCAGCGGCAGCGGACAACGATAATGCACCAATACCGCTAAATGTGAATGCAGAAATGCCGGCAGCAAGAGCTGCAAGCTGAAGTGTCAGCCCGTCAGGAATAACCACGTCAGTCCATTTTTTGACTGAATCGGCAAGGATGCCAAGAGGTTCAGCAATTGTTGAAATTGACAATGCACCCAGTCCAGAAAGTGTATTCAAGATTCCACCGAGAGCGACCTCGCCAAGTGCACCGCCCATAGCACTAAGTCCTCGACTAATTTCGTCCCACGACATCTCGGAGAATTTTTGGAATGCAGCTGCCAGATCATTGAGTCCCTGTACTGCAAGCAGAATTGCTCCGCTTCCAAGCAAAGCTGGAAGTCCAGCCAGGGCTCCAAGTGCACCTGTCACTACAGCAACTTCGGCAAGAGCGCCACCCATACCAGCAAGTCCACGGCCAATCTTATCCCATGACATTTCGCCAAAGCTCTTAAATGCATCCGCCAAATCGGTCAATCCTTGAATTGCAAGAAGCAGAGTTCCAGCACCAAGAAGACCGAGGGGTCCAGTAAGAGCTCCAAGAGCTCCAGCTATAGCGCCTACTTCAAGAAGGGCACCACCCATACCGGTAAGACCGCGAGCAATTTCACCCCAGGACATACTACCAAAGCTCTTAAACGCATCAGCAAGTTTGGCGAGACCTTGAATAACAATAAAAATAGTTCCTGCGCCGAGTAGTCCAGAGAATCCAGCAAGATAGCCTAAAGCACCTGCAATACCAGCTACTTCAGCAAGCGCTCCTCCCATTCCTACAAGTCCACGAGTAATTTCACCCCAGGACATGCCACCAAATTTCTTGAGAGCATCTCCTAGTTTATTTAGTGACAAGACAATAGCAACAATCGAAATTGCGCCTACAAGAGATTTACCACCGCCAACTTGATTAAGAATTGTAATTACTGCAACCAATTCGGAAAGAGCGTAGCCCATTCCCACAAGTCCGCGAGCAATTTCACCCCAGGACATTTCTCCGAATTTCTTAAGTGCTTTAGCAATTTTTCCCAATACTAAAGAAATTGCAATAATAGAAAGTGCCCCAAGAAGTGATTTTCCATCGCTGTATTTACTTAAGATAGAAACAGCCACTACAAGTTCAGCAAGAGCACCAGCCATAGCTGTAAGACCTCGTCCAATCTCATTCCACGACATCTTGGCAAATTGCTGCAATGCGCTGGCTAGAATTCTACAGCTTGTTGCCAAAGCAATAAGTGCCAAACTGGTCGAAATCGAAAGATTCGATTTTTCAATGGATTTTAAGCCTTGAACCAAGATAAACAATCCACCGCCAAGTGCAGTTAGACCCTTAGCGAGATCAGCAAGAGACAAATCAGCAATCTTTTTAAGGGCGCCAGCAAAAATGGCGACTGCTGCTGCAACAAGAACAAGTGAGCCGCTCTCGCTAAGGGTCTAACTGCACTTGGCGCCATTTAATGTTTTTGAAATAGATTTCATAGTGCCGCTCAACATTGCAAGCATAATCCCAATGGCTACAAGCGACTTTGTAATTTCTCCAACATCAAGTTCTGCGAGAGCATTCATAGATGCAGAAAGAATGCCAATAGCAATAGCGATGGCTACGATCGACGACACCTTGATGCCATCTGCAAAGGAAGACAAGGTGTCATGAATAGAATCCATGACTTCAGCAAATTTACCTTTAATTCCACTGTCCTTGTCACTACCAAAAAGTTTTTCGAGTGCTTCTTTGATCTTCTCGATTAAACCAGATAACTTTTTAGCGGCAACAAAAATACCTCCACCCGCAAGTCCTGCAAAGATATCACCAAGTGAAACTTTTTCAGAAATCCATTTGAATACTGTTTTAATTGTGTCCCAAATCGTTCCAGCAACCTTTTTAATTGTGTCACCAATTGCCGAGATTGTTCCCTGCGAGCTTTTAGTGTGTTCTACGATGCTCGAGAAAAAGCTGGAAATACTATTAGAAACTGTTGCTAAAAGCTCCTTAACGGATCCAATTCCTGTAAACGATTTAATGAACTCAACTACATGGTCTTTGACGACCTTGAATCCAGATGCGAGTTTATCAATTGCGCCATTAACCAACTCAACAAATTTTGTCAAGCCGTCGCCTGACTTTATTGCCTCATCGATGGATACAATCCATTCACCAATACTGCCAGTCATACCAAGGAAACCATCACCGACGGGGAGCAACTTTTCGAGCAAATGTCCAAGAATCTGCCCAAATGCTTTCAGCCCCTGACCAATAATATCCACGAATGCAAAAGCACCCTTGAACGTCATTTTGAAATTGTCAAGAGCTTCTTCACTAATGGCCAAACCTGATACAAATTCTTTGATGCGAACAGTGACATTATAAAGTTCTTCACCAGTTAATGGTTCAAAAACTTCATTGAATGCATCTTTAATTGTCCCGAGAATTGTTTGCAGCTTCTCAAAAGCAGTTGTCAGTGCCAGAATAATGTTTTCACGACCGGATACACGTCCCATCTTTTTGGCGTAATCATCAAGATTGATGCTGCCATCCTGAATACGTTTATTCAAATCTTCAAGGGCTGTAACCTGATCGCGTGTATAGCCGAGATTTCGCAATTCTTCATCGGACAAGCCTGCTGTTTTTGCAGTAAGAGTTCCAACTGCCTCGGCAAGCATATCAGATGTGATCCAGCCTTTTTTCAAGGATTCCTCAAAGCCGCCAGCCTTCTCAATCAGGTCTTCTAGTCCTGGAACAGCCTCCTTACCAATAGAAAGAACTGCTTCCTTAAAGCCTTCGGTATCCTCAATGCCTTCATTTAAGAATTGTTTCCAACCAGAAGAAAAGCCCTCAGACAAAATCTTATTTCTTGCATCTGCTGCAGCTGCAAGCGGCTCATTGAGCATATTACTGAATTTTGTCAGAGATTCTTTTGCTTCTTCAAAGTCGCCAAGAAGAATTTTCCATGTAGCAGCCCAACCGGACTGTGCCGTTTCCTTCATGACATCATACAGCTGCGACAGGGTTTTGACTTTCGTCGCTGCATCAGTTGCCGTGATTCCCATCTGCTTGATTTCAGCAATTTCTTTTTCATTGTATCCTTGCCGTTTCAAGCTTTCTTCGTTATATGTATCGGTAAATTCCGTAAAATGCTGTAATGTTTCGGTAAGAATATCAGATGTGAGCCATCCTTTGGACAATGTCTCTCGGAATGACCCTTCATCGGCAATCATCTCATCAATGGCAATGCCATGAATGCGAGCCGTCATTTTCAGAGCATCCTGAAATACCTGACCGCCCATACCGGCATTAACAACCGAGTTCCAGTCCATAAGCTTTACCGTACCAGATGCCAATGCCTGTGAAAGCTGATACATGGCGGTAGAAGCCTGCTGGCTGGTCGAACCAGAGATAGCTGCAAGGTTTGCAATACCCTTAATAGCGTTAACGGACGTATTCAAATCGACACCAGCAGCGGTAAACGTGCCGATGTTTCTCGTCATTTCCGTGAAGTTATAGATTGTCAAGTCCGCGTACTTATTAAGTTCATCCAGTGCGCGATTGACATCATCAATATTGGCGCCCTCTTTCTGAGTGTTTGCCAAAATCGTCTGCGTGGCATTGATCTGAGTTTCATACTCCTTAAAACCCGATATAATCGGATCCAAAGCCAAGTCAGAAACCAGCTTTTTACCAGCATTTACCGCAGAGTTTGTAATATTCTGAAGAGCTGTTACAGCCATGACCTCAAGTGCGGAGAACTTCAATCGAACAGATTCTACGCCATTCGAAAGTCCTCCCATATCGACCCGACCAGCCGCCTTGCTGATATTCTCGAAGCCTTTTGCACTGTCCTCGAACTTTAGGCTTTTCTTCAGCTTGTCCAGTGTTGACATACTTGTGCTAACATTCTTTTCGAAGTTTGCATTGTCAAACCGCATCTCGACGACTCTCTGGTCGATCGTTTTGCTCATAGCTTTGTAACCTCCTTCCATGCTTTCTCAGCAAGTTCGTCAAAGATCGGTTGGATAGCGTGGTTGATGTAATCGTGCCCTTCTACCCAACCGCCATTACGAGTTCCATGTCCGTATTGCAGAATAATTGCAATTGGTACACCTTTGACGATATGCGAGTTTGTAAACGTAATCCTTGCAGATCCTTTTTTGTTTACAATCTCATAATCCCAGCTTGCAGCAGTTTCGCCGCTATCAACTGGAGTAGCCGCCGACAAAGCAGCGACACCTTTCTGCCCGTATTTATCGAGCAGTCCTAATCCAACGGCTTCTTTCACACGTTCCAGAAACCGGGTTGCTTTAGAAAAGTCGCCTTTTTGCCGAAATGTGACCATTTTGAATTTTCATCCTTTCGAGTGAGCTCGCCGACGCCGAGCGGCATTCAGTGCCGCATTCTGTTTAAGAATATTTCGCTGACTTTGCTTCTTCGGTGGCTGATTCTTCACATTGCAGACACGAATCAGCATCAGCAGACGATTCAAATGCCATTTCTGGCATTCAAATGGGATTTGCAGTGCAACCATCCAATAATAGATCAGTTCGCTTGTGACAATTTCTGTTCCTCGATGACCTTTCTGTTCTTCACGGATAGTTGTTGCACTTCGCTTTGCATCAATGTAAGCGTTTACATCTCTGAAATTTTGTGAGGACAATCTATCGTAAACATCCGCAGGAACATTGGAATTCAATGTCATGCAGCGGATGTAATCGATTGTTTCCTCTATTGTTTTCGGTTCTTTCGAAAGGAACGGTTTTTCCCACTTTGATTCCCATTTGGAAAGGGAAATTAACGAGTGTTCCAGCTGTAAACAGACAGGGGGCTTTGCTGAAACAAACTCTTCTTTCTGCTCGTCCCAGCCTTCAACCCCCTGTACTGTAATTACGAGCATTATTTAATCGACTTTCGGAATGATGCCGTTGATGAATGCCGCAGCTTTCTGATCATCCTGCGCCAATTCCATGTAAATGTCGGAATATGCCTGCGTCTGGGTGAACTCCGTCGTGAGTTCGTCGGACTTGATAAAACGTCTGCCATCATCGCTCTTCACGCCATATGCCTTCAAAACGATGTCCTTAAAAAGCTTTGCCAGTGCCGGAACATCCTTGGCAGCCGTGATCTTCGCTACCATCTGACTAAGACCGCCGGTAACACCAAGTTCCCACTCAGTAAGCTCTGCTTTGGTCAGGTTGAAATAGAACGTCTCTTCACGTTCTACGCCGTTGAAATCAATGTACTTTTTGGTAATAGGCAGCATAATATAACCCCTTTCAGTTATGAAAACAAAAATAAGAGGGAGCCTCGCATGGAGACTCCCTCGCTGGAAAATAGTTAGACGGTCTTGAAGTGCGCCAGAACTTCTGCCGGAAGCGGCAGCTTCGGAAGAACGGCATCGCCAGCCCCGTCCGATGTTGCAGCCTTGCCGTAAAGGATTTCTTCGAAGGATGCGAGCTTTGCAGCATCAACCTTCGTAGAATCGATCGTGACAATGGCAGTCGGCTTGAATCCCGCGACATCGACCGGAGTGCAGGTGAATTCCCAAGAGAACTCGATTGCTTCCGGAGAATCATTGACGGTGCTGTATGCACGCTCGGAAGCGGAAGCAAGGCAGCCATAGATCAGGTGCAGCTTATAGCCATGGCTGTCGCCTTCGGTATCGTTACCGATACGAGTACGATAGCACAAGCCGAAAGTCGCTCTCGGCTGCTGACCAATCGTAATACCGGCGTCCAGATCTGCGGAGCCATCGCAAGCCTTCCACTCGTCCGGATACATGTAGGCGGTGATCGTACCGCCCAGATCCTCATTGGACATCAGGGTAAGATACTTGATGTTGTCGGCGTACAGTGGCGTCGGCTCTGCGCCAGACGGAGTTTCCGTCACGCCAGTCAGACCATTCCACGCAACGCCCTTATCATAAGCCTTGCTGGTCTTATTGAAGGGATACAGAACACCACGGTCAGTACCTGTTTCAAACAGGCGTTCCGATACCTGATCCCATTCGATATTGAACATATCAGTTCCTCCTCTTAAAAGTAGATTTCAAACACGTCATGATTGAGGTTATCCTGTGCATAATGCCGGTCGAAATAGCAATAAGGAAGCATGCTGACACGGTTTACAATCTCACTATCCGGATTACTGTCGATGACAGTGACCATATATCGGATTCGGCGATTATAATTTCCATTATCAGCATGCTTTACAGTCATCTCACTTCGCTCATATCGGATCGCAGGATACCTCATTTGGGTATTGCTAGGAGGCTGGAAATAGACATTGCCATTACCCAGAATCTCCCGAAAGATTTTTCCGAGCTCAGCCCGTCGGTCCATTCCAAATCCCTCCTGTCGAAAGAATCAACCGTGGATACTTAACTTCTACGGATATGATCTTCCATTTTGCCCCCATAAAGGTGACATAGCGCATAGAATGAAAATTCTCATTGGCATACGGATCGGATACAATGCTGATCTCATTGCCGATGGTGATATTGTCATTCACCTGCGTATTACCATCCAGGCGCCGAGTGTTACGAATCAGATCACCGCAGTATGTACGCTCGATGATCTTCTCCTCCCATACGTCCGGGCGGGTCTCAACGGATTCAGCGTATCCGATCACGCCATAGAATTTCGCCATTTTGAATTTTTACGCCGTGTACTCTGCCGTATGGACGGTGACTGCTGCGGCAGTAGATGCCAGCGCGTCCCAGATCGTAACGTCAAGGCATTTCTTGGTCGTGTTGTCCTTAAACGCCGCTACCGGATAGAACGCCTTTTCGTAGGAAACCACAGCAAGGCCTTTTGTGCAGAGTTCCATCATGGTGTCCTTGTCGATCTTCACCGTGCAGCCCGAATCGGCGTAGATGAAGTTGTCACTCTTCTTCGCGTAAACGGTAACAGTCTTCAGGAACTTCTGGTCAGCGTTTGCATAGTTCATTACAAGTTTCATATCTCTAACCTCCTGTCAAAAATTAGCCCGTCACGTCCTCTTCCAGGGCGATGAAGGACATCACGCGGGTGTTTGCACCAGAGCAGCGGGTCTCAAGCAGGCTCTTCTCCTGGTTAAAGTCGATATCGAAATCGGTGAAATGCGTGATTTCGCCCCCCTTGGTTGCGCCGAGAGAATAGTCAGCCAGATTGCCCATCAGACCGAGAAGTTTCTTAGTCTTGTTGCCAGTAGCTGTACGGGTCTTGCCCTCAAACTGCTCAACAGTGATGATCTCGCCAACGTTCAGTGCAGCAGCCAGATCACTGACCTTGTCATAAATGCGACGACCGTTCATATCACGGGCAAGCAGCATCACGTTCACCAGATGCGGGGTGCAGTAGAAGTCCGGAGTGCCGGAGCCCTTGTACTTCTCGCGAGCATACAGCAGAGACTGGATCACAGCTTCCGCATAAATGTAATTCTCGCCGAAGTTAGCGGCGGTATTGGTGCCCTGAAGAGAAGCCTTCATGCCGGCAATGTCCACATCAGCATGGATGGTGTAAAGTTCATCATCCTGCCAGATCGGGCGGATCTTGTCTTCCGCAATCTTGCCCTCAGCACCGACCTCACGACCATCGCCAATCATGATTGCCGTGGCAAGTTCTTCATTCAGGTTCATGCGATCGATGGTGTAGAGATACTGAACGACATCGAAATCCTGAATGTCGATGATGTCATCCCGGTCGATCTTGCTCTTAACATACACGGTCTGAGGATCAGTCGTTCTGTGGATCAACTTGAAGTTGCCGACTTCGCCCTTCAGTGTGCCCTTCGTATAACCTTGGGCACGCAGCGCTTCGATGTTACGGAGATCAGCCTGACGGGTACGGATGCGAGAGATCGGGCTCTTATGGACCTTCTTCAGCACTTTCTGAATCCAGCCCTGATCGGTCGTAAGCATTTCGGGAGCACCGGGACGAACGTCCTTGTACTCAGGGAACAGCTGGCTGATGTTCTCAATGCCATGTGCCAGAACGCTGTCCGGATTCTGTTCTGCAAACAGATCCATCGCGTGCTGCAAGCTGCCGACGTTACTGGCCTTCGCCAGATTGATGATTTCAGTCTGATCGGTATAAGAGAGGACGTTCGCCTCATCCTGCCGATCGTTGTCAAAGACATTGTGCTTCATAGTATTGTCCTCCTCGTTGTTATCGGATTTTTTGGTTTTTTCGCCGGCAGCATAAGCTTCGCCGACCAATGCATACAGAACGTTCTTCTGTTTCTCAGACATAGAATTCAGGACGTCCTGTACGGTTTCTTTATCGTCTTTTTTGTCATCTTCAGACGAATCGGGCTTTTCTTCACCAGCATGCTGCAGTTCGCCATCTTCGGAATCATCATCGTCATCTGCGTGAGCAAGTTGAATATTATCTTTGCCCAGCACAAACAGGATCTCAGCTTCCTGATTTGCCCCGTCATCATGCTGAATGACAGAATCAATGTAGGCGCCGGGATTTGCACCGGCAAGAACGAGACTAAGCTCACGAATCACACCGTGAACCACATTAGTTCCGTTCTGTACGAGGTCGTTTGCCCAAATGGACAATGCGCAAACATCGCCATTATCGACCAGCTTTTTACCGGCACGACCAGAATCAGTGTCATTGAAATAGCCATAGGCATAGACGCCATCTGCTCGATTTTCGAGATAGGCATGCCCAAGAACACTCGTGACACTATTGTGCTGATGCCCCCAACAGAGCGGCACTTTTTCGCCGTCCTGATCCTTAAAGGCATCAGGCATGATCACACGCTTGTCTCTGCATGTGAGATTGGCTTTCGTGGCATAACCATGAAAGTCGCAATCAGGGTATTTCAGTTTCATTCTGCCAATTGCTCCTCCTTTGATTTTTGTTCAGAGTCACCATTTTGATTTTCTACTTTGCTATCCAGCAGGGCTTGATCTGCCTCAGACTGATTGATGTTACTGTTACGGAGTTCGTCAGCACGAGGATCGTCCGACGGTCTCATGCCGATAATCGAACGAAATTCATTCTTTGTCATGATCTCGTTACGCGTGAACTTATCCGCAATTTCTGCGATCTGAGAGACCGGGGAAATCCTGAACGGATCACGGAAGAAAGAGATTGCCTGCTTCTGCGTTCTGGCAGTCTTTGTGAGAAATGTCCTTGTCATCTCATCGGCGATGGCTGACAGAATAGGCTCAACTGTCCGATTGTGATAGTTAAGCATCGTTTCTTCATTCGCCGTACCATCCATGACACTCTCTGTAATGCCAAGCTGGGAATACAGCATCTTTGTCAGATACTCGATCTGGCTCATCAGATTGTTTTCTACCCCACGGTTAAGCTGCGTGATATGCTCGGTACCGTCGGTATAGGCAATGCCGTATTTTGAGCCTGAGAGTTGCTGTTCGATATCTCGTCTGCGCTGTTCAGCCTGTTCTTTTCGAGCCTGTGACTTAATGACATATGGAAGCTGGATAATCAAATCGAGCTTGCCGGAACCACTCTGCTCATCGATGGCATCCAGAATGTTCAACTTACGGATAAGGCGCTGCATAGTGGAGTTCGGTTCATTCATAACCGCAAACAGAGGATTTTCCATAATCGCTGTGTATTTTTTTGCCACAACGACTTCTTCAAATCGCCCGGTCCTCTCGTCATAAAGTCTGACTCGCACATGCTGAGGCATCCATTCCAGAATCTTTCCTGTCCGCAAGGAATAGATTTTGTAGCTGCTATTCTCGTCCGGATCGAAATCTGCTTCAACCGGAACAACTGCTACACATCCTTCGTCAAGCATGGACATTACAATATCCTGCCGCAATGCTCGTCCTGTCTGGTCAAGATTCGCTTCAACGGTCAAGCATTGATGCAGGGTATCATCAATGTATTCCAGAAAATGACCGTTTTCGTCTACGCGAGCATGGACAAGACTGATCGCCGAAACATCCAGTGCAATGCGGTTGCAGATGGCTGTCACGATTGATCGCTCATGACCTCGTGTCATACGAATCCTGTCGGGTCGATACCCATAGCTGGAGCCGGAATAAGCCGTCCCCTGATAGCTTGTGGGATCTCGATTCATAAAAATATTCCAAGCTCGTTTGAACTTGGAACCAATCGTTTCTTTCATCAGATGGTCATCACCTCCCGAATAAACAAAAAAAACCGCAGGTTATAAAGCCTGCGGATCATGAAAGAATATGTTGTTTTATTCGTCGATTGGTAACTTATCAAGAATTGCTTCACAGATAATACCGTCAGCTGTTGGATAATAATTCTTATCCAAACATTTGAGTGTCAAATAATCACCAACGGTCTCTTCGATCGTCGCCCAATAATCATCGTCTGGTCCCAGATTTTGAAAATCGGCGTCAAGACCTAGCTTTTTCATTAACTTGATTTCCGAGTCTGTAAACATGATTTATTTCCTCTTTCAAAGCTTATTCCGAAGTTTACGGCTTGTTTTCCACACCGTAGTGATGACACCATTTTCAGGATTGACATTCACAGTCGCGTTAGCCCCAATAAACCGTTGACTTGGACGGTTTTGAGCATCATACTGTGTCACAATAGTATCACGATTTAGCGGACTTTTCAACGCATCCATAATGTCATTTACAGTAACAGGTCTATCTTTCTGCTGGGTTCGATTGAGAGCGTGATCAGAAAATGATTTAACCAAAGTTCCATTTGCAGCCTTCCGTGGTTCCTTTAATTGATGTTTCATTTTGGTTTCAATAGCGCCTCGATCGTGTTTGAGTTCTTCAACAGAACGCCGTACGCCCCATTTCATTCCTTTGACGCCATAGTGTGCCAGCCAATCGTCACTATGAGCAATTTCAACGTTTTTCTTCTTGTAGGCAATTCGTCCAGAGGACCAGATGCCATTTTTCAACTGACTCATATCGTAGTTCGGAGTCGCAAGTGCCATATGAACACCAAGTTCTCCTCGCTTCGCCACAAACTGTACGACCTTGCCCGAAGGTGCTCTCAAATCTGTGACAGCGGTATTCATCAGCTCAGCCATCCGTCGGTTATAAGAATTGATCGCTGTATTACTGATTCGTCCGCGTGAATTATAAGAAGAGGCGTCGCGAAGCAGCTGATTTCCATACTCGTCCAGCTCTCCCGACACCTTTTTGCGCGCATTTTTTACGATTTTGTCGTAATTCTTCTTAGCCCACTTATTATCCTTTTTATCAAGTCGTCTTTGACCGGCAGGGGTAAGTGAACCGTCCGGATTCTGGTAACGTCGTACGCCCCATTTCATTCCGATGATCCCGTGATGGGATAAATAAACGTCCATAGCGTCACCACCTTTATTCGAATGCGTCTTTATTATGTTTATAGGCAATATAGGCATCCATCATCGCTGCGACAGAGTCGATCTTTTCATCGTGTCTCTTCTTCAGGAGTTTCCGGTTGCCATTTGTATCCTCCAATGTGATACAGTTGCCCATTGTGAAGGTCATAAGCTGCTCATCAAAGATCAGGCTACGCTGTTCGGCAAGTGTCTTTAGCTCGCCCAAGGGAACCGACTCGGTCTTTGCACCCTGAATAACCTTTTCAATGCCGAATGGCCCATTCTCACGTGCCCAACGCTCGACAAATCCTTGTGCATTGTACGGGTCATAGCCAAAGCAGCGCACATCATATCCAGTCTGGATAATGTGTTCATCCAAATCGTCATAGACAACATCCAAATCGAGAACGCTGCCTTCCAATACGATCAGACTTCCTTCTTTCATGAAATCCTCATACTTGTTGCGCATAGCCAGAGGGAGCTTCGAAAGCGTCACGTCAGTGATATAGCATCGTGTTTTTACACCGAAGGTCTCTCCATGTAACGGGAATAAGAAAGTGAATGCACAGAAGTCATCACCTCTGGAAAGGTCTGCACCCAAGGCACATGGCATCTGCCAGAAAGAATGAGGCTTATGCGGAAGCGTCTCTTCATATGCGAAGTAATAGGTGTAGCCCTCCATCGGGATACCGAATCGCTTAGCCAGAATATCATTCCGTGCAGCAGGTGCTTTTTCAGCACGTTCCACGTCAAGCTGATATGTTTCGTAGCTCACCGTTTTACCGATATTCGGATTACACTTCAGCCACATATCAGGATTCCCAACTTCGTCAATAGAATCCAGCCGATACCACCAGATAGAAACGTGGGGATTCGGATAATCGCCCTTCAGGATGTTCATGAGCTCCATTTTGATTGTATCGCCAGCGCCATTACGCACAGTGCCTTCTGAACTGGTAGCAACGATCAAATAGTCATCAACCTTGGAGGCACCCTGCTCAATTGCGCCAATGACATCCTCACGGATATCTCCGGAAAGCCATTCGTCAACTGTTGCCACCTTACAACGAAGACCCTGAAGCTTATTGATGCTCATTGGTCGAACCTCAATGAGCGAGCCTGTCAGGAAGTTTTCGATGCCTTTCTTTGTAGAGGCCAGTTTGACACGGTCAGCGCGATTGCCAGTTGTATTCTGCAACGAGCCAAATGTCAAAAACTTAAACAAAGGCCCGCGGCTTCTGGTAATGGCAGTCCGAAGTGGAGACATTACCTCTTCCGCGAGCTTCATCGTCGGGGCAGTTGTGATCTGATGGGTTGTACTGGTGTCAACATTCTGGAAGAATGATTGCAGGCAAGAGTCATAGACTGATTTTGCTGCGCCTCGTCCAACAATCAGATACTGCTTATTTACAAGTCGTTTCTGAATAACTTTTCGTTCGTAGTGACCGCCGTGTCCATCTGGATTTGGAACATATACACTACGTTCAATGAAATAGTACCAGCCAAAGATCTGCTCGCCCCACAACTTAAACGAGTCGAGAAGGTTCATATCAGACCCATCGGTCAGTGTCAATTCACTCTCGCAGTATTTCACCCAGCCTTCTACGGCTTCGTCATCGTAATAAACACCCGGATTTGCAATCAGATCGTCAATGCGGTTCATCTCCATCGCGACTTCCCGACATACGGGAATCTCGCCGCGTAGAACAGCATCGCGAAACTGACCGTAATAAATCGGAGTTGCAGTATTGGATAGAGACATATTTCTCCTTCTTGATTGGAACTTTGTTGATATCAATGCGTCTATATGATAGGATAAAGAAAATGTGAATTAGGAGAGAATAATTATGAGCAAAGAACTATTATCAGCTGATGCTGTTCTTGAACGCATTGGAGCTACCAGCTTTCGAAATATATCAAAAGATCAGCTAATTACATTTGTTTCAGCCATTCCCGAGATGGATAAAGAAATTGCAATCAAATGTATTGAACAATTTCCAGCATTCAAAGAATATGCAGCAAGTATAGTCAGTCAACTTCAGACCCTGTGTATGAATGCAATTAGTGACAATAAAGCCTCGCGCCAAGATGCAGTACATGCCTATATGCTTATTCTTGATGGACTGAGGGAAAAACTTTCTGCTTCAGAAATGAGCGCATCTGAAACACACCAACTAACACAAGACATGGTTGAGATTGCAGATAAAATTGCATTGCTCGATGCAGAAAACAAGCGTTTTCTGGAACAACTCATGAAAATTGGAAGTATTGCAGCGTCTCTTGCTCTAGCGGCTGCTGGGGCAATTCTTGGTCTAAAAGTGGTAAAGAAGGACTAATAGTCACTTCTTCTTTGGCCCGCCGTTAAAAACTGCATTTCCAAGCTCGATAGGATTGAAGTTCTTAGAGATAATAGCTTTTCCAGCATAGAGTGCAGCCCCAGTCAATGCAGTAGTCAAAGCCCTCTTTCCAACGTCTTTTAAGATTTGCTCGGTATATGCCTTGCCAGGACTAATATCAGCATCAGATAACTCTTTATACTGCTGTTCCAGCTTTAGCCTCTCAATTTTATTTTTCAATTCCGTCGTGCTCATTGTACGGCGGTTTTTTACGTCTGTTTGGCGCTGTTCCATCACTCGCACTTGGGGTCCATCCGACGAATACCGCTTCTTGCCTGCATTTGTCAGGGTCCCATCTTTGTTCTGGTAACGTCGTACGCCCCATTTCATTCCGATGATCCCGTGATGCTCAAGATGATTATCCATTTTAATTTTCACCACCTTATTTGTTTATGTCGCCGGATCCACAGCTACATTGAGCCGCCATTCCAACTGGCTGATTTCCTTGTTCATTGCTTCCAAAACCGAGCTGGTCAAAGGCGGATCAAAGATTACTCGCACCTTTAGTGTGACATAGGTCTTCACCATATTCAGGATGTGGTTATCAGCAATGTAGCTGCTCCAGCTCTGTGTTTCGTCTGTTACAACAAACCCATTTTCTGGACCCACGCCCAACTGATTTAAGATTGAGAAGCAAGCGTTGATATGAACAAGTAGATCAGTATCGAAATGATCTGCATATGGATCTCCGCAGACCAACTTCCGAATTGTCATAAGAATACTGTCCTGCATGATGTCCTCCTTCACTGAGATTTCTTCCACGGACAAGTATCATTTGGTTTTCTTTCAGGTGGAAGATCCACCAGCAGTGATGCGTCGCCATAGTGAATTGCTTTGTGCGTTCGATCACGAACACAGACTACATTATCCATAGCAAAGATACAGGGATTGCGGTTAAGGATGTCATCATAGGTAATGGGATTCAAATGATGTATGATGATCGGCTCAAAGATCTCATAACCTTCGCAAGCTAGATCACGCCCACCATCTCGAATGATGACTCTGTTGCGGAACTGTTTCCATTCTTGTGAATGGTAAAGCACCTGATTCAGGTAACGTCGCCACCCGAAGTTTTCATATCCAACACCGTTCCCAATGAACAAATAATCAAACCGTTCCCGAAAGGTTGGAAGCTGAATAAGCTCTGAATAGCATTTATTCATTGCCGTCAGACCTCCTACCTTGGTAATCAGACATTGCAGCCATTGCATCAGCATAAAGTGCTTTCAGCTCCTGCATCGAGTCGAGGTTCTTTGTCTTTGCCGCAATCAGCTCTTTCTGCAATTCGAGAATCTCCAGCTCTTTGCGTTCCCTAGCAGAGCCGAGTTTCAGAAAATGTGTGGTCTCCTGTGAAGATGCAGTGCCTTCCAGAAGACGTTTCTCTACCAGATTGTAAGCCAGCGCAATCAACTGATTATCACGAGCCTCTGGAGAAATAGCCGGTCTGATCTTCCGAGGAGAACTGGAAGAGTCCGGTGTTTTTGCTTTACTCATTCGCTGTCTCCTTTCTGTAAAGTCAGGCAAGCTTGGTTGTGCTGAGCATTGTGCGAACTACGATTCCGGGAACACCGGCAATGGTCAGTTCGAGTTTTGGCGTAAGCTCCAAACTGAAGATTCGATCAAATGCAGGGACGCAAGAGGGGATTGTGTAATATTTGTTCTTCTCCACAGTAAGACGTACTTGAGAAGATGGAAGCATGCATCCGCTAAGCAGCATTCTAACCGTTATGACACCATCATCCTTTGGAATAAACACAACCAATGCATCTGCTCGATAGAGACCTTTCCGTTTGATTCTGTGATAAGACTCTGATAGTTCAAGTGCGGTACCACTTTGATACACGACCTGCCCTAAAAGAAGTGACTCTTCATTCACAGTGTCGATAATCTGACCGACATCGTCAACTGAAACCAGTACAGATTTACGAAACTGTTCGTTTACATTACTGTTACAGTTCATAGGACCCTCCTAAACATAAAAAACAGGCTCCGAGATGGTCTCAGAAGCCTGATAATGAAATGCTGATGGAACTTTTCAGTGAGTTATGAACAGCTGTCATCACTTTCAAAGCTGTTCCATAGAGAACACTGTCAGTTTGCCTCCCAAAAATCTTCCCCCGGGGAATTTTAGAAGACCGCCGCGATAAGGGAGGGGGTGTGATATTCAAGACCCCTCCCCTATATATCATTTGATATGATATTGGGTTTTTCATTGTAGAATTCCATGGCAAATGATAATTGCAGCGATAACAGTAAAGTCAAGCAAAGCAAAAGACGAGCCAAATGCGGAAGTAAAGGCAGCTTTAAGCCGCCCAAACACATTCTGCATCAGCTCGCCTCTTGATCAGGCATTGCTTTTGTGACTTTGCGATAAATGTTTAGAAAATCGTTCTTTACAATTTCATCAATCGCAAGCTCGACTTCACGTTCGTTCTCTTCCTGACTGAATTGATCCGAAACTTTTGCAATTCGTCCAAGATAAGCGCACGAATTGTAGCCTTTTTGCATGTCGAACAGAAACCACAGAGAGAACTGCTCAAAAGGATCATAAGGATTGTCGAACGTTGTCAGCATTGCGTTATGCATTAAAGCCATTATGCGACACCATCCTTTTTGTGTAAATACTTCGAAACTGTAGACGAAGAAACGCCTAAGGCTGCAGCAATTTCTTCTGTCGTATTACCAGCTTCGTAAAGAGCCTGCATACGAAGAACCTTTGCATCGGAAAGGGTTGTCTTTGTACGAGGAGTAGCCCAAGTTCTCAAGCTATCAAGGTCAGTATTTGCAATAATTTTCTCCAACTGTGTCTTCGAAATAGCACCAGCCTGAATCGCTTCCCATTCCTTCTCTTCCAACTTAATCGCCTGACGATGCGCACCTACAGAATTTCGTGCCTCAACAAGAGCCTGTTGAGAAGCCTTCTTAATTTCGCCCTTAGTCATGTTCGGATTGCTTTCCTTCTTGGCAGCAACCACGGCGTTGGCAATCGTCTGTGCCTGCCGTTCACGAGGGGCATTCAACAGGGCAGTCTTGAGCTTGGCATCCAAAGAACGAACCTCAGTATCGTACTTTGTACGAGCTTCAGGAGAATAGGGGATGTCTTTTGTGTTGACTATCTGGAGGCGTGCCTGATTCGCAAGACCTTTCATAGTGTTTGCATAATCGGCATAGGCTTCTTCCATTGAACTTCCAAGATCAGAGATTAGAGTACGAGCGTCCTTTGTTTCAGCCATCTTTGTGGAAGGCTGTGTTCTGCGGATTGTCTGACCTTTGGTGTTTACATAAGTCGGTTCATCGACATCTTTCCATATCAGCTCACCTGTATTAGAATCAATTTTCGGACTGCCTTGCCGTTTGGTTACAGACTGCTGAGATTTGGCACGGGAGATCAAAGTCGCAGCACCCTCATGGTAATTACCATTCTCGTCATACGAACCCTGATACTTCTGTTTCAGAGCAGCGATACCATTGTCGATCTCGCTCTGTTTATAGTCAAGCTTATGCTTGGCAGCATCAATGACTACCATGCTGTGCTTGACAGCACGAGCAAGCTCAGGTTCCGTCGCACCAAGAAGTGTCATGTCAGTAATAAGGTTTGAGATCATACCCATCTGAAGCTGCGTGTTATCGACTTCTTTTCCGTCCGCACGTTTATACTTCATATAAGTCATACCCGGTTTCTCTGCATATTCCATCTTCGGATCAAAGCCTTCCAATTCCCGAAGTGGGGGTTTTGAAGTGATGCGTACCCTGGAGGTTGCAGAGTTGCAAGGGATAACCATAACAGTATCGCCATCAAAGTCTGCACCAGACAGACGCTCTGCAACATGAGCATTGATACCAACTGCATCTGCAGAGGTTGTACCAATCATCTTCTTTGCATCTACCTGACGGTTATTGACTTTCAGGATGGGAATCTCAAATGTTCCTCCATGTGGGTATCGAATCAGAGCAACAGTCTCACCGTTTTTGTAGTTCGGTGCATAGATCTCATTGTCTTTCATTGAGGTCACAGGCAGAATGACATGATACTGCTGACGCGGCAGAGCCGCTGCATACAGATGAACTGCAGCTGTATCGCAGTCATCAGCAAAAGACTGAAGAAGTCTCTTCTTAACAGTTGGATTCTCAAGTGCCATAATTTCAGAGAACTCATCTGCTTTATCGGCTTTTGCAACATTCAATTGTTTCTGTGCGAGATCAAGGCTCTGTTTAGAAAGAAACTGAGACGGGACACGGTTCGCCCATTCCGTCCAGTCAGCTTCTTCACGGGTCTTGTTGATGAGAGACAGCTTCTCTGTTCCATCTTTATCCGTATAGTAGCTCTGACCACCACGCTCTTTCACAAGCGCACCAAACGGATTGGAAGGATCATCCTTGATAGGTTTCAAAACCTTTTCCAGCGGTGTACCGACAGATTTGTTGGTATTGAAACGAACATCAACACCCTTCGGAAGATCGTCTGAGTAGACAGCCATACCTTTCAGGTAGTGCTTTCCGTCTACCATAATTCGCACTTGAGCATAATTAGAATCCCCAAGAGACAAATCAGCTGCTCCTCTACGAAGTTCAATCAGACCGTCTTTCTCCTTACCGCCATTTTCTGCATAATTGATCTGAAGACGTTTGGAATCAAGACTTGCAGGATACTGAAATGCCGGTTTGAAGGTATCGCCACCATCATAGGACTTGTAGTCCTTCAAAGAATTGACCTTGTCATACTGAAAGATTTCCTTATGTTCAGTCCCAGGAGGGCAGAGAACTTTCAGGTTCGTCTGTTTGCCAGGATTCGTCGCCTGTGGTACACCACCGCCATACACCTTATAGCCTTCCATCTGAAGAATGTAAAGTGCCTGATTCATACGTTCTTTTGAAACACCAATTTCCAGTTCAGAGCCAGTACCAACATCAATCATACCGCGACTATCAACCTGTTCCCGCAGGAAGTCAGCAGTTTTCTGAGCCTGATTCATGCGTGCTTCTGAATTTGCATTCAAAAGGGAGCGAACCGAAGATTCAGCAATTCCCATCTCTTCTGCAATTTTATTGGTGCTCATGCCTTTCTCTCGAAGAGCCTTGGCCTGCGCAACGTCAATGCTCCTCCGTTCAGCATTTGCAAGGCTGAGCTGAACTCTCAACTGACTGGTCGTCAACCCCATTGACTTTGCAATCGCGAGATCACCAGTATAGGTTTTGCCGTCCGCATCAGTAAAAGTGTATTTCTGATTTCGAAGTTCTTCTACGCGGCTGAGAAAGTCACCGGAATGTTGATACGGATTATCGCCGGAACCCCACGGGTATCGCCCAGAACGTCGTTTAATGCCATAATGCATCAAAATATCGAGCGCAACCGGATCGTCACATTCCAACATCTCATTTAACCCGAAGAAGCTCTCCATCTCCTGAGCAATCGAGTTCATAAAGATTAAACCTCCTGCTTGTAAATGCGCTGCAGCAACGCTCTTGCCTGACCAACGGTTACATTAAGCGATTTTGCAATCGCACGATCTCCAGTATAGGTCTTTCCATCGGTATCGGTAAAGATGTAATTCTTTTCACGAAGGGACTCAACACAGTTGCGAACTGCAGAAAGCTGCTCATCGGAAAGCAGATTCAGATCAAACTTTTCATTTACAGTATTCAGCATAATATTTATTCCTCCCGTTTACGATGTTGTATCAGTAATTTGTTAAAACGAATGATTCTATCGCAAATGTCCATAATCTCTTGACCAGCCGGATTATAAACATTGACGTCATCGTTCTGATAGATGCGAAGTTCATGATCGATCTCGTATGGAGATACAGCATACTCCAAACAGAAAAGAGCATCATAGATTAGAAGCTGCTCCATGTGTGCCTCAATCTCTCCGCTCTTGTAGTCATGAATCCGAAGTAAATTGTCACGGAATGCAATCGTATCGGCTGTTCCAAAAAAGTCATCGGAATAGTACAGCAGCACTTCCGGATCCATTCGGAAGCCGATCGCGTCATTCACGTATTGGTTTAGTGTTTTGTGCGAGCGAGGAAGCTTTTGCCCGAGACGGATGCAGGTCGCAGCGAACGCGTGAAGAACAGTTCCTCTTTCTTTCGCTCGCATGTTATCATAGACCGTGATCAGCTTGTCATCCGTATAATTCAGCCAGTTATACTTGCTTGCAGAGAATGTTGCATGTCGTCCTTCAATCCGAGAATGATCGTTCCATTGCATTCAGAACTTCCTCCTTGTTCTCTGGACTGATGAACGCAGCGAACGACATCTTGTTCATCTTCTCAATCCAATAATCCTGATTCGGTCGATGGCTCGAATTGGATTCCTTCTTACCTTCCAGGGCTGCCCAACGTTCCCCGTTCAAAACGAGAAGATCAGGAATACCTTGCGGAGGAGGATTGATATGGAGCACGATTGCCCCTGGAAGTCTCTCGCGAATCTCTTTAATAAGCTTCGTCTTGAATTTGTTTTCCAGCATGAGATTGTTAAACCTCCAAACAAAAATTAAAGAGAGAAGCATATATTGCCTCTCTCTTCATAAAAGGGCATGTTTTTCACGCGTAGTCAGTGACATCAAGACAAAGATGTGTTTCGAACTTTTCACGAGGCACCCTGAATCTGGAAATTTTAATCTAGGTTTGTTCTCGCTAAGCTAGGTTAGATTTTTCGGATTTTCAATGTCTCACCGAATTTCCTCAAAATCGACAAAAATTGCGCTCTGCCCACTTTTTTGAAAAATCCCTTATTACTATAACAAAAATTTTTATCTAGGGTTAATAAGAAAAAAAGTGGGAAAGTGGGCAGAAAACCCCAAACCCATTGAAAACACTAGGTTTTTTGGCTTTTCAAAAGTGGGCAAAAAGTGGGCAGAAAGTGGGCAAATGGCCATTTTTGTCCAAAAATTCTGAGCCCAAAACACACAAATTTTGTACTCTGCCCAGTTTTGCCCGGGTTGTGCCCACTTTTTATTTGACTAAAGTGGGCAGAAATTTTACCCCTTTTCTCGCCAAAATAGCAAAAAGAAAAGCCCCTGTGAGGTTCACGAAGAACCCCACAAGAGCTATTAGAATTAGTGAATGACTTTCAAAAGTGCTTCTTTGATTGCGTCTGTCAATTCCAATTGCTGTGTTCCAGTCAGTGCATTCGATGTACGAATGAGAATTGTTCCGACGATATAGTGTCCGCCAGAAGCTAAAATACCACCGTCAAACCCAGCCAAATATGCATCTCTGTTTTGGACATCACGCTCATTTGCAAAAACCTCAATGCATCCGCCAGCGTCTGTTCCAATATCAATAAGTCCTTCAAACCCCGGTTCAATATACACCTTATCGAGATCAACAAGCGTATCTCTGAAGTATATTGCACTCGTATATCCGCCCTGCTTGTTGAGTTGACCGTTCACATCCGTTTCTTCTGTAACAGCTTCAATTTCAGTAATTGTATCAACAATCTGGAGTCGATCAATTACAAAATCTTGATCAGGGTTTGTAGCTTGCTTTAGACTTTGAATACTATCTTGATAGACAGACAATGCATTCTTTATTGCGGTCTCGTTCTTTGAATAGTCAGGAATACTTGGCGTAGACGGTACTGTCAAAGTATTGACTTCAGCTAATTCCGTTTCAGCAGTAGACTTTAATTCTTTCAACTTAGCGGTCTTGGCTTCAGAATCTATCGTTAATGCAGGTAGTGGTTCAATAGAAACTGGTGGTGTGGCTTTTACATTTTGCGCCTCAGAGATCTCGGCTTTCAGGTTGTCCAGCGTACTTGAATCATATGGTTCTTCGCCCACATTGATTACAGTTTGCGCTTCATCAATTACACCATCTAAACTTGACACAGCTTGTTCAATTTGAACGCACGCATTATTGTATGGTACAATGTCGGCATTATATGATTCTGTAGCTTCGTTATAAGCCGTTACAGCTGCTGTAGCCTCTTCAAGAGCCTTATCGTGGCAGCCGGTCAAGGATAAAAGCATAAGAAATGCAGCAAGCCAAATATGCAACTTTTTCATGAAACTTCCTCCATTGTCTATATGATACCTATATCATAGCTTAAATCCTGTCACTCTTCAACCATCTGATCCACTTCTTTATCCCATTTTTCAAGGTCAACGCCATAGTCCAACAACTTCTCTGTACATAGGAATGGTGTATCAGACCCTTTCATCTCATACCGCTTTGCCAGCTGCTCCATGTACGGTCGGAATCCAAAGTACACTCTGCGCATGCGTTCTATTCCGAAGCCGAATTCTTCATGCATGAACCAAAGGAACATAGCATCGATTTCCATCATGTTCTTTCTGCTCCACTCGGCAAGCTGATACCGGACTTCCCGTTCCATGGCTTCTTGTTCCTTTTTGTTGAGCTGACAACCGAAAATGGATTTTCCGCTTCGTTTGAACACAGGCATCAAATATCGCCCTCCTCCCGGTTTCTGCTTCTTTCTTCATCAAACTTACCATCAGGATACCGTTTTGCAAGCTTCTCCTGGTTCATAGTCATGATTTTACCGAGAGGATATCCAAACAGATACGCCATATAGGATACATACCAGAGAACATCCCCAAGCTCTCGTGCCAGATGCTCCGTATCAATTGTATGCCTATGATATGCATACTTTTTGATCAGTTCAGACGCTTCTCCGGCTTCACCACACATACCCATCGCTGCGTAGATAACGTTCAGCAGGTAATCATGATGATCAGGAGCATATTTCAGAACGTTTTTCTGATACGCATCTGCATCATGTTCAACGACCTGCAGTAAAGCTTCCTGACGGTTAGCAAGCTCTTTCATCAGCGAGTCATTGAGACTTCCCACATCTCTGAGCTTCCTCTCAAGATACCGAACCCTCTCAGAAGCGCTCTCAGCCCTCTCCTTGGCTTCCTTAGCCTCTTTCTTTGCGTTGGCAGCTCGATCATTGGCAGACTGGATCTTGGCGTCAGCATCCTTTAGAGTCGCCGCAAAGGTGTTCATACAGTTGCAACGAATATCCTCTTCTTGTTTAGAATGTACATCTTGAAGCTGACTAATGGAATCATTCAGAACCTCGATCTTCTCTGTCGATTCTTTCATCGCCACACGGAATTGGCTCAATTCAGTCTCAAGTTTCAGAATGCAATCAGCCTGCTGCTTTTTATCGTTCCGCAACGAATTACGCTGGTGATACAGGAAAACATTTTCTTTTTGCAGTCTTGCCATCTCATCTCGAAGATTTTTCATTCTTCTAAGAATCTCGTCATCGGATACAACCTCGTCTCGTCCGACGTCAAATAATGTGTCCACCAGCCTGCGCAATTCGATAGCTCTTTCGCAGCCGCCATGCATTCTGTTGATCGTGGCAGAAAGTTCAGAATTTGTATGTTCCAGTTCCAGAATATGCTCATGCTGAAGGATGTTATCACGCTTAAGTTCTTTGCAACGATCGTGCATCTTGAGATAATCTTCCGGGGTCAGTTTCATCACATCAATTTCGTCAGGGTTCATTCTACATTACTCCTTTTATTATAAACTACGTTTCTTTCAAGAAAGTTTGTGCATTTCAGCGTGGGGACTTCAATATAGGACAGGTTTTCTATGGGAACATTAGATCCCACCCAGGCCGATTTTGCGCTCTCGTCTCTGCGGAAAACCTTAAAATTGTTGAACTGCTTCTGAATATCAGTAAATTCGTCCCGATGTTTACAGACATCCTTATGAACGCAATTCTCACATATAACGGCGTTACTCATTCTTCTCTCCCAACTTAACGCCAAATGCCAGGATCTTAATCATGGCGTCAATTCCAAGAAGAATATAAAACGCGGTCGGAGCATCAAGTCGAACTCCGACCCATACAAGCAACCCAATAATGATCATCTTTTATTCCTCCGAAGGCTTATTGTACTTATCGAGCGTCATGACTCCGACCACATCTGGAATCGGGGGCGTCTGCAAAGACAGCAGTCGTGTCACATTTTCTGCCGTATGTCCATCCCATTCTGGTGCCCGCTCAACCTCTTCACAGTCGAACAGATACCAGTCATCATCAGGATAGTGATATGTGTACTGGCCCTGAGGAGTCTTGATACCAACGACAAACCATCCACCACCAAAGCAAGGTTCACCATCCGAATGGCATCTTGACTTCCATGCCAGGTCACGATATGCTCCCACCAAAGCCGCGAACAGGATGCAGCGCTGCTCATACAAACAGCCGAATGTGTGATACCCATCACTAACATCATCCGTTTCCAGTTCGACACCGTATTTTTCATTGAGATATGCGAGATGCTTGCGAATATCAATCTGTGCCATTTGTAATAACCTCCATTTCGTTTCTTGTCGGGCATTCAGCATCATTGATTTCGACTAAATCGTCGTCTTCACGATCTTCATATGGAATTGTGCCACACCACCCGGTGATTGTGTCCAAGACACATGCAAGCTGCTTGCGAATATCAATCAGTAGCATTGGCAGTCATCTCCATTTCCTTTCGTTTCTGATATTCAGTGTCATTGATTTCAATCCAATCTTCTTCGCCCTCTTTGAAGAACCGGTTGATCTCTTCACGATCACCATTTGGCTTTTTGACATACCAAATTGCGACTGTATCAAAATCGCCATTGTGCGGATCCGTCAATGCCTCAGAACAATAAACCATATATGGTCTGTCTGACGGCATATATGGCATTGAGATTGGGAATTTCTCATTGAGAATCTTGTCAATAAGGCCATTGTGCCACGTAATGTCGGGATCGTTCTCATCGATACATACGAATCGGTTAATGTCTTTGTATTTGATTGTGCCGTCGTCGTAGATATACTTAAACAGACTGTGCATTCGCTTACACTGCTGTGTGGAATACCCAATCTCGTATTCATACCGACCGCAATCGTTCCAAATATCTGGCGTATCTTCGATTGGCGTCAGCACCTTACCGTCGATCAAACGGTTGAGAATATATTTTGTGATCATGATACTCGTGCCGCTATGAGCATCGTCTAGCAAGCTCTTAAATGCCTTGAGTGCACTTGCATAGCAGGCACATCCGTAATTGAATTCATCATCAAATTCTTCCTTGGGGCGGTTTCCACGGTTCCGCTTGCATGCGAGTTCAATTTCTCGTTTTGCCCATTCATACATAGTTCTATTATGCTCCTTCTTAAATAGGTCCAGGCAATACTGGCTTTTTGTGTTTCCGCGCGCAACTGCAAAGTTCTTAATCAGTCTGGAGAGCCGTTCCACCAATCGTTCATCTCCTTATAGCCTTCTTCGGTCATAAAGACTGTCTGCTTTCCCGTTTCTTCGTCATAGAGTGAAACCGGCAGGCCTTCTTTGATTTTATCCACTTCCTTCTGTGTAAACAGGATGAAGATTTTATCATTCTGGTTTGGCATCCGAAGTGTCTCCTTTCTCCTGATGGCCAAAGATAGTTTTCCCATTTCGTTTGCCGATTGGCGTTAAATATTCCACATGACCATACTGATTCCACTCATCGGCAATCTTGAAATCCTTAGGTGGTGTAGAAGTCTCGACTTTTTTAAGTTGTTCATAAAACTCCATCAAAACTGCTTTGGATTTATCAGGAGAATCAGAACTTTGAAGTTTGCTAAGTGCACGTGCAATGATTGCATCTGATTCCGGGATCGTAAGCTTTTTATTCAGGTACTCTGCACCACCAGTAATCATATCTGAATAGGGTAGACCTTCAATCCAATCACAGAACGTATGCCATTCATCGAGCTTGTGATACCGCCGGGACTTGTAGATGTTGGCCAGAACTTCATAGTTCAGCATAACCGTCCGGCGCTGATTGTAAGAGCTCGGCAGGAGCTGGATCATCTGCCACCAAATATCTTTGGCTCTTTTGACGGAACCGGGAACGTCTTGCTTAGCGAGAGATATATAATACTCGCGATAGTAGTTAAGATCGTCTATGATCTTTTTTAAGGTTAATGACGCTCTTCGCTCCAAATGCTCACAAGAAAAGTCGCCAAATTTGAACTCCTTCGCCGCGATCTTGTGCATCGTAGAGCAAGAGTTAGCAACGGTGCCCACCTTATAAGTATCGAACTCCTTCCACCAGTACAGCGGAGCCGTGATGTCCACATACACCTCAATCATCCGCATAAATTTCCGATGATCAATACCGGCAGCACGAAGTTTCATGACGAGATCCAGATCATTTGAACCCAGGACATACTTATCGACCAGATATACTTTCGTAGGATCGCCTGACAGATCATGGTATTCCAGGGCTTCGGACTCATAATGACTGTCGCTCTGATCCCAAGAGTTCATAGGATTACGCATCCCTCTAATGGCTGCCTCCCAGCCAACGACTTCCGTTTTTTCGAGTTTAAGCATTGTTGTTTTTCTCCTTTTGCGTTACCAGTTTCTTGTAAAGTTCAAGGGCTTCATCCCCTTGAAATGCATTGATGATCTCGATAGACTGATTTTTTCTTTTTCTGCCGACTATCAATACGCCGGTGTCTTTATCAGAAAAACTAATGCTGACCAAAAGGGTATCACTAAGATTTGTCATGTTTTTCTCCCTTCATTAAATATCGACCTTAATATCTTTCAACATGTCGATATACTCATCGAGGTATTGCAAAGCATTAGTGCATGCTTCGCGATCAGGCATCTTATCCAATTCATCGATTACACGCTGGATATCCCCGATCTTCGTCATCAATTCTCTAACCGTGATTTTCATAGTCTTTTCCATTTCAAATTAGGCTGCTGTTTGGAATGCATCTCCATCTCCACAAACGGCAGCTTTTTGGTATGGAACCCAGCAGCTCCTTTATGTCCGCCACCACCATACTTTTTGCAGATCACGCTGACATCTACACTGGTCGAATACATACTGACGATCCATTCCTGCCCATTAAAGGCAAACGCGATGAAAGCATCGTATTTTCCGTCAGGAAGCGACTTGAAATACTCACTGCTGCAATTGCTGAGATTGAGCGCAAAGCACTTGAGTCCTTCAAACTCAGTCTCGAATCCAAACCGCTCCAAATATCCCTTTGCCCAACCGTCACGGTATTTGAGCATATGCCCGCCTTCGATGACCATATAGGTTTCAAGACTCACTTCACGTGATTGAGCACGACCGAATTTCAACCATTTGGGACTCTGAGGAGCAAAGTTGCCGCAGTTAAATGCGGTGATAAAGTAGCGTGTCGTATCACCAAAATCGAACTTCCAGACATCCCAGTCTGCAATCAGCTTTGTGAAGAACGGAGCATCCTCTGTCATCTTAAGATCAAACGGATGAACTTCGCCGCGTCCGCCATTTGTCATGTGAGTGAGATAGCAGTATGTCAGCATGCATCCAGCAATTCCGTCATACCGAATACCGCGAATGTCATACTCAAAGTCCTTATAGCGTTCAATCGCCGTTTTGTGATGATCGATCCAGGTGACATCCTGCGTGATCTTCAGCAGTTCACGCATTTCATCAGGTGTGATCGAATAATCCACAATATAAATCTGCTCGTCAGGCAGAATCGTGTCCATCGGGAATGACTTCTCATAGCTCATCTCGATGAATTCCATATTCTCAGTGTGAGGTGCGAGACGAGTTCTGTAGTACACCCAGAAACCAGCGCACTTTCCGTCTGCATCATTATGATAAAAGCATTTCATTAGTTGTCCTCCTCAGGCTCATATGTAATAGTCGTCTCTGCAATTTGCTTACACAGTTCTCTCCAGCAAGCATTGTGAACGGTAAGTCGTGCCCACCAGCTTTCGTGCCATGTGTGAACTGCTTTTTTAAGCTTGAACTCAGACACATTTTTATATGTCTCGATAGGCCTACCGCAAATATCGCAAAATTCCTTTGTCATTTGCCATTCTCCTTATTCACAATCTTAACTTTGTAGCCAAGCTTCTCCTCGATCTCATCGAGTGTCATTTCGTGAACAGCAGGCTCAGTCACAATATCAAATACATACTCTGGAGTATCGATGCCTCTCGACTTTACCAATCGATCTGTGTCTTTTTGTAATTTGACAATAGGTAGAGGGACAAGGAACATGCTAGGATTGCAACTTATCTTGACGTCAGTATCGTAATAATAACAGTCTGGCAAATCATCATTGCTTGGTACGGGAATACTTAATGTCGGAAATGGAAAATCGACTTTGGGGAATATAACTTTATGCACTCCTTTTTCATCTTCATAGGAATAAACAAGGCGCATAAACCAATTATCGAAACTTTCTCTGAGAACGTGCGCGTATATAAGATGTGGACTGTGCATTATAAATCCTCCTCATATGAATGCTGGCGAGCTGTACGCATGATCAGGTTTAACTGAGCTTCTGTCGTAGCAGCTTGCAACTGTGAAATATAAATAGGTGCATAGTAGAGCTCTCGTGCAGCACGAATAGTTGCATTTTTCAAATTTCGGAACTCACGACTCTTAGACGGTTCTGGATCTCGCAATGGTCTATCTTTGGATGCATGTTCCCATTCGGCTTTGTGATCTCGAAGGTAGTTCGTCATTGTAGACCGCTTTGGTACCGGAATACCGACTTGTTCACTGTGTGCGCAAATCCGACCATAGATTTCCGATCGAGGAAACCCTTTACACGCCAGATCAAGTGCAAAACCATGCCAGTCCCATTGCATTTGACTCATTTCATCATCTCCTTTTGGTGCTTGTTCAATGCACAGAGAGTCGCATGTTCTTCATCACAGAACTTGATTGCAGTCGGGTCCACACGTCGGACACCATCATCAAATTCTACGATGCCGGAAACATAGCTGATAACTCCTGCCGGCGGAGAGCCAATTGTCAGACCAGCGGGTACGGGCTCGCTATAATGCTCCCAGCAATGAAAATATCCAAGCTCATCTTTAACCTGACAGAGCCGACGTTCGAATTTTGCTGTAATATCAACAGTCTGCAGAGTTGCCATCACCAAGTCCTCCTTAATCCGCCATTGCTCGATACAATTCCAACATGACCATATTCGGAGCAAACCTCATCACTGAGATTTGCTACATAGACGAGAGGTTCACCTGCTTCGAGCTCTTTACGATCTCGCTCCCATTCGCCCGTATAAGGTGAAACATACAGGAGTGTCAACATTCGACCGATCGGGACACAACAATCATCGATTACATGATAGACACGATTACCAGACTGCTTTTCAAACTCCCGTACTCGGTTCTGCTGCTCATCAGTAAGCCACCAACAGAGAATACCGTATCTGGAATAGCTCACAAAATCTGCTTGCTTGAAATCGTCAATGCAATTTGGGTGAATATGAAGAAGTTCCATGCGGGCAATAGCTTCTTCCTTCATCTGTTCTTTGATTGAATTTGACATGTTAATGTCCTCCTTTGCTTACTATTTGACGTACAAATTCCAGAAAATGTATTGTGAGAGCGCCTGGTATGTCTCCTGCAGCGATTTGTTATAAAATACGACATCGCAGATATCTGTATTAAAATACGCTCTATCGCTCTCCAGACGCCTCGCAATGGCATCTTCTGGATCTCCACGTAAGAACATTCGCTTTTTTCTTGCAGGCTCTGTTGCCCAAATACCGATAACACGGACGTGTTTCAAACCGTGATAGTGTTCTTTGAAATAGGCTACACCAGCAGGATCAATGACATAAATATCATTGTGTTCCACCTGCATTGCCGTTGCAGCATATCGATGATTGTCGAATTCCGTGTAGCCAACCAGATCTTTCAACTGGTCGAATTCCTCATCAGAAACGAAGATATGACCTTTCTCACCGGAATGTCTCGGCTTTCTGGTTGTGTAAGACTCAATCGCAGTCATGCCAAGTGATTGCTCCAGCATCTCAACGAGAGTTGTTTTTCCGCTGCCAGAGGGTCCAACGATCAGGAAAATATAGTTATTCATTGTTCATCCTCCTTTTGTTTGCTTCCGCCAGCGTTGATGACTTCGCCGATCATTCTGGCGGTCAATTCCACGGCAACGCCTTCAGATAAACCCGTCTCTACTAACGAGCTATAAAATATTGCTGTCATTTCAGCCAATGCACCAACTGATTGAATAAAATTGCTTAAATCCTCCATAGTTATATGTCCTTTCATAAAAATAAAAGCGAAGACGCCTTGTATCAGACGTCTCGCCTTATAACTTAAAAGATTTTAATTCCTTCTCTTTCCAATGTGTCTTTGAAGACTGCATAACTTTCAATCGAGTTTCGTTTTGTGGATTCCATAAATTCACGTTTGAGACCGTGACGATTCGTAATCATGTATACATGCTCGATGCTCGGATTGATAACCTGCATCATGCGTGCAATACGCTTGACTTCCGAAGTGTCCGCTCGTTCATCGTAAATTGCAAAATACCGCAATACTCGATACTGGTAACGTGCGTCTCCAATACCATAAAGAATAATATTGTTCATAAAATATCAACCTCCTTCATAAAGGCGATTGTTTTCTACGCGCAAGGTCAACTAAATACTGCGCTTTTCGTACTGCCCAAGGGTTTTCCAATGGAAGGCTCATACCTGTCGAATGGTCAAAACCTATGAATGCGCCATTTAACGGGCATTGCATCGCCAACTGTGGATAGTGCTCCTGAAGTTCTTCAAGCTCAAGAGCCCATCGTGACCACGTGGCATCATCAATCAGATTCTCGTTAAGCTTGTAATAGATTACGCTATGTACCAGAATCTGACGTCTTCTTCGACTAATCAGTTCTTTGATTGCGCTGTCATTCATGAAATTTGTATCCACAGGAATAACCCAGCCTTTCGAAATAAACCTCATACCATCTATGAGGACGGTTTACATAAGTGACGATACATGGCTCCGGATCACTCAGAGAATAGCAATAGGGTCCGAATATAATGTATCGTTCCATACGGCGATCACCAACTTGTGGGATGTTGTCTACTTCCCGAAGTATATGCCGTCGCACTCGATCACATCCGTTCCTTGTGAAAATTCGGCACACCAAATATATTCGCTTGTTAAGCCACTATGTTGTCCTTCAAGAACCTCCCGCGCAATTCTATATGCTCTCTCTACAGCATGCTGCTCTTCCGGGAGATTCGCTTTATCCGGCCACACAACACCTGTGACAGAATATAATCCCCACTGAGGAGCAGGATCGCCATCGATTAGGATCTCTTCAATGGTCGTTCCCTTAAACCGAGGATCGTTAACACGGTTTAGAACAACATCAGCCACTCTTCTTCTACACATATCGCAGCAAGTATCACCGCCTGCTTCCTGATAAATTACACAAGCGAGAAGTTCTACGTCATGCTCATCTACAGGAACATGGGCTTCCGTGTGATGGTCAATCACCAGATCAGCGACTGCTTCTTGAACGTCCGAATCTTCTTGGAGCACTGTTGGAGTCGCTTCAGCATAAACTAAAGCTGTCAGTTGAGCTTTGTTTTCTTCTGATATAGAGATTGTCTGCTCATACTTTTCTCTAGTGCGAATGGCTTCGATCTGTGCTTCCTGAATCATCTTGTTCGCATTACATTTTACGATGCCAATTCCGACATAAAAAATGACCGCCAATAAGACGGTCAGAATCAGAATAAGTTTGCAATAGAAACTATTTGAACGGTATCTCATGACGATTTCTCCTTATTAAAATATCCTGCACGCTTTGTAAACGCACCTTCGTTAAATGTTTTCTTGTCCATCAAGGCACGATGGATTGCTAAATCAATTCCGCTTCGACTTCTCAGGTGATAATAGTAGAGATCTTGGTAAGGGGTGTTAAGACGATTGATTCGACCTTCGGCTTGGTGCTGCACTTTGTAAGAATAGTTTTGCGAGAAAAATATAATCGTGTCTGTCGTGATACAATTCCATCCTTCACAACCTGCCGTGTACTGAACCAGATAGACCCATTTGTTACTGGTAGGAAGTGCATCATGTTTATGGCCATTCCATTCGGCGATTTCGGTTCCTTCTTCATATCCGATCTCCCTCAGAATCTCCAACTCATAGTCGAAGTTATAGAATATAATTGCTTTTGGATGATCTTCCAGAATCTCCAGCACCGCAATCTGCCGGGAATCATCAGAATTCACAACCTTTCGCCATGCATAGCACAGTTCGGATGCTGTCTCAATCGGCTTTTCCAGCCATGGATTCCAACGAGTTCGCGTTAATTCTCGATAAGCAGAAATATCATAGGTAACGAATACGTCTTCATGGTGTGGGATTGTCGTCCTTTGGTCGTCCATCTGGACAAGCACCCGATCCCGAAGTCGGATAAGGCGATTGGTGTTAAAATATCCACGAATCTTTGGAAAACTGACTCGCGGATCCCAGATGACATGCTCATCATAAAACTGCGTCCGGTTTTTGTAGAATCCATTGGCAACGAATACCGGAATATAATCTTCCCACTTATCGCCAGGAGTTGCTGAGAGCAGGATCCAATGATTTACCTTTGTGATTTTCAGGAAACTCTTGACCCATTCTCCGCGACCAACAACGCGCTGCTCATCAAATATAAAGAATGCACCCTTGACGTCCTTGTACTTGTGGATGTTGTTCCAAGAGTCGATGACAACAGAATGCTTAAATGCATCATTCTCTGGATTTGTGGACATACGGAAGTTAGCTAGTTCAGAATCCCACTCAAATGTGTCTCGTTTGCGGGCAGTTGTGATGATGTAGAGATCTTCAATTTTTGGCGGCATCTTCCAATATACGATCGTATTCCCACTACGATTTTGCTGGAGACAGTAGTACGCGAGGGATGTTCTAGATTTACCACTTCCGACATCGCCGCAGAGGATGCAGCCATTGTGCATTTTTTTGACTGCTTCAAGCTGGAAATCATAAAGGCTGATTCCACTCATTCTTTTTCCTCAAATTTGACTGGACGATGGGTGTGTTCATTGACTGGGTGATTGAGGCACTCGTCACATGGCTCATCCTGTTCAGTCTTTTTCAGATACTTGCATTTCGAGCAATAAGGATCAAAATACACTTCTTTATAGTTGGAAACCATATAAACATCTCCTCTCAGTTTTTATGATTATCACAAGCGCAATACACGATCCACGCCATAGTGGAAATGAAACCGACAAGCTTCCAATGTCCATCAGTCCATGTCATGAAGGGCTCTGGAAATTTTTGAAACAGTAAAATCAAAGTCACAACAGTAAGATACAGGCAGATTTGCTTAATGACGTTACGCATGTCAATAGCTCCCCCTTGGCAGTCTTTTTGGCTCCGGCAAATGGATCGTCCATGTTCCATCTTTTTCAGGTCTGATAGACATACCGATTGTGCCAACCCAACCTCTTTTTGTATCCGTATAAGAGTTTGGCTTTATGCCAGCAATTTCATTGACCTCTGCAACAGTAACCAGACCGTAGAGTTGAATAAAGTCACAAATATCATGCCATGCCTTTTCGCAGTCTTCCTGTGTAGCGAAACGCCAGTCATAGGAATAACTACAATGACACTTTCCATATAGAAAATCCGAAATCTTATTTGAAACACGATTCGCGCAAGCCTTGCGGATCTCGTCAATGGACATCATTTTTTCAATAGCGTGCGTAGCTCCAATGACAAATCCTAAAGTCAGTCCAAGACTGAAGACCAAACGGTTTTTCATAGTGGTCAAACCTCCAAAATATAAGTCGGGAGCCCATATTTCAGAGCTCCCGAGATGCACAAATTACTGCTCGTCGTACTGGGCATAGGCATCTGCCCACGGATCTTCTTCCTCGATCGTTACGTGAAGCACCTTCAGGTAAGCCTTATATCCAGACTTGCCGTTGACTTCCCAATAACGAGGACGTACCGTCATATCGGCATTGATGATGCGGGCACGATCGAGACTCGCACAGGTGTCCTCATTCAGCTCTTTGCGAGTCTTACCCGAGTACATACAGATCTTCGTCGGATAATACTCGTTGAATGCAACCTTGATATCCATATACCAACGCGGCTCATCGTCTTCATTGCGCAGCTTACCCTCGCGAAGCTTCCAGCCATCTGCAAGCAAGGACTTGGCCAGCTCCGGATCATCGATGCGGATGGTGAAGTAGCGATTACCTTCGCGGTTCATAACCACGTTGTTGTGCTCTTCCCTACGACCGGCAAAATTGCGCTTTACGATTCTAGCACCCTTAATGTCAAGGGGAGGGATGTTACGAACGTTTTCCATAGTGTTGAAACTCCTTTTCAAAATGTAAATGTTGATTTATCTGACAGCGAATGTATCGCCGTTGGACCAAGGTTCCTCCGCAGTTTCCCACGGAGGCGTGTCTTCTTTTCCGTCAATGAACCAGTCTGCATCACCAAATTTAGCAATCGCAGATCTGGCATCATCGACAAGTGCGTCATAATAAGAAACGTCGATGCACGCTTCCTTCTCCAGAAGCCGCACCGACTCAGATTCCAGCCACCGATAACCTTTTGATCCGGTAGCTGCTGCATATCCTTTTTCTCCGGTTGTCTTGTTCGTGGTTTCGCGCATCAGCAGGCCGCCACCACATCCAGCTTTGATCGGGCAGAACTGACCAACTCGTCCGACATAAATATAATTGTGCTCGTCAGGCGGAAGGTTTTCGTTCATATCCAGTGAGAGCGAGGACGTTACCGACTTTGTTTCACAGAGATCCCCAAACTCGATCGGTTCATGCGAGAAGAGCGTCTTGAACACATACGGGACTGCAAACTGCGTTCCCGTTGCAGACCATTCATTCGGATGCTTTCCGTTCTTCTCCGGAATATATCCATACTCATTTTTACACCACTCGGGGTCTGCGTACTTGGCAATCAGCACAGCATTATTGACTAGGCACATTTTCTCATAAGTCGATTCGTGCTCGAAAATATAACCGTACTGTTTTGCATAGTCAAAACAGAACTGGATGATCTCCTGCGTTGCATTCGGGATCTTGATCGAGTCTGTCTTGATGTGAGCAACCGTGAATCCACGGGACTGCACTTCGTTCCTGAGATTGATCATGAACAAAGCACCACGCTTGGCGACGATGTTGTCCACGTTACGCTTGTCACGGAACGGATTGTCAAACTTTGCCGATGTCAAGCCATAGACAGAGTTGATAACTGTTTTCAGTGCCAGAGACAGATCGTCCGTCGTCATCTCGCCACGCTCGATCATATCAATGGCTTCGTTCAGACTACCATTCAGCATAGACCGAGCCTTATCAAACTCCTTGTGCTTGATAGCAACACGGGCATCTTTGATTTCTTCAAACCGTTTCGTGTAGATAGGACCGAAGAGCTGCTCCATAATAATCGAACTTGGATGCATAGACGCAACATCCAAGACCACAACATTCCGGTGCATACCAGGTTCAGCGTAGACATAGCCACCTTCGCCGACTGTCTGTTGATCAGGATTCGGGTTGAGCGCACTTACATCCCGATATGTCGATTTCCCGTACTCGTATTTGTATCCGGGAAATACAGGTCGATTCAGATCGTCAAACAGATTGTACTCATCGCATGTCGACTTGAACGGCAGATCTTTTTCTGGAGGCCAAATCCACGAATGCGTCGGAATGGACGTGTCGCCCATATCACGGTAGTTGAACTGGCTTTGCGGATGCTTCTCCTTACCAAATATAATTCTGGTGGAGAGACTATTCGTAGTATCATTAGGTAACATACCGGCAACCTTTGCCAGAACAAGTCGCGCATTCCAGTCCGCCTTGAGATGATCGAACGTTGCCTCCGTTGCAATCACATCATTCTCACAATACTCCGCAACCTTATCCCACATATTCTCTGGAACCGGCTGATCCCATGGCAAACCCAGTTCCTGATGATGAATACCGAGTTCAATCTCGAATTTCTTCAGGCTCTTTTTGTTTGCTGCCGATGCGAAGTCATAAATATCCGTGTAAGAGATATTATATGCCTCTCCGAACAAATCACTGTTGTTGTGGTCATTGATGATTCTGGAAGACAGTTTGAAGATCTCCATCGGGCTGTAACCGAGCATAGCTGCGTACAAGATGTGATTATCGTACCGGCGGTTGTTAAACCCAACCAGCTTATAGTGGAAGAGTTCTTCAACCTCCCGGGGTTTCGGATTTATCATTCTGACGCACGAATGTCCAGGACCTTGAATCTTCCAAACAATCAGGAAGAGGTTCGGGAATACTTCGACATCGAAGAATATAATTGGATCGTTCTCATTGGACGCAATCGGATCTGCCGGATCATCAGACTTGAAGTGCATCTTTGTCGCAAGCTTCAGGCAATAGTCCGACTGATTCGTACTCTTCATGGCAAAATTGATGACAGCGTTCTCCATATCTCCAACATCATAATGCATCCCGCTTTTATAAGCATCCTCCAGCACTTTGTAGATGAAATCGATATTAGATCGTGTATCGCCATGGATCTCTTTGCGTAAACATTTCTGAATTGTGGTGCGGAGACCTTTCTCACTCTGTACCACATTCGGATCAATCATTGGTTTCTCTCCTTTCAGTGGAAGACCTGAACTGAGCGTCGCAATCGGAAGATTATTGCATTTGGTAAGCTTTCTGCGAAGAGAACTCTTTCCGCTAAACACCTTTACCTCGATATGATCGGCATAAACAGAGCTAAGTTTGGAGACATCTCCTGTATAAATATAATGCAGATGAATACCTGCACCGGATTTACTAAGCTCTGCATACGTCGGTGGCCATTTCGACGCTTCTTTCAGATTTCGTTCAAATGATTTTTTTCCGTCGTCACCAGGAATATCAAAATCGATGACAATATGATTTTCTGGGACGCGAACATAGTGTAATTTTTGTGTATCAAGTTCATGAAGAGTGGAGCGAACTTCAGACCAGGGCTGCGTTGGGGTTTCTTTTGCCGTTGCATACTGCGCAGGACAATCCGCACAGATCTCATCAAACCGTGATTTCTGTTTCAGAAACTCGATTCCAGCAGGTTCGGCTTCAGGAAGAATCCCAACATCTTTTCCATCAATCTTGTCTGCTCTGAATCCCTGATAGAAACTACGAACCCGGTTTCCATCCGCTGCATTGTAGCGATCCGAATACTCTTGGAAGTAGTTCTTCAGTTCTTCTTTGAACAAACGCTGTGAGAGTGGATAAGGCACATTTGCATCCTCACAGTATGTACGATACATTGCCCACGCCGCCTTGAGTGTTGTCGAATCCTCAGACTTGAACACGTAGTAGCTATCAAGAATATAATTGTAAAAATCGTTGGAAGCACCAAGCATCCCGAGTGGAACGTAGTCATCATAACGACCGGGATTTGAAAGATATACTTCCTGACAATGATAGGCAATCGCGCCTAATTCAAATGCGATCTGTTTTGTCACAACCTTGTACTCTTTAGGAGACAGTTTTTCTCCGGATGGGGATACATCGATCAGCCGTCGAAGCAGACCTGATTTCGCATCCGTGATTTTTACCGGTTTGTTAGTGCCCATAAAGAGAAAGGCTTTGAACTGATTCGAATAGGTCGGACGGAACTTCTCATTGACAGTCATGATCTCATGAGAGACAAGCGAGTTCAGACGAGTATTATCTTCAATACGCGACAAGTCACCGTCATGCTGGATAGCAACAAGTGGATTGGTCTTAAAGGCTTCCAGTGCAAAAGCATTCGAAGATGAACCCAGTGCTTTGGCATCAAACACCGAGTAATAACCTTCGAAAAGCTGCTGAATGATGTTCAGAACGGTAGATTTACCTGTACCTGCAGCACCGTATAGCACCATGAACTTTTGCAGCCGTTTGGAGTCGCCAGATACTATTGAACCGATTGCCCATTCTATCTTCATCCGTTCTTCTGGAGAATATAAAACAGACATCAGACGATCATATGCATCATGACTGCCTTGCTCCAATGGGTACGGCAGACGTTTGCTGGCATAATCCTTTTTACTCGTCGGCATATTGGAGAATATCAATTTCTCATCCAGCATGTGGTAGGAATCCCGCATATCTCTTTGGCAGAACTGGTGCCATGCACCGATGAATCTGGTTTCCGAGTCTCGGACATGCAAGACTCTTGGACGTTCACCGAAGAGCTCTTTGTTGTCTTTTGCGTATTTGTCGAGTTCATAATCGATTCGATCCAAAACGTCCTGCTCGTCCGTAGACCACATTCCTCGATCTTCCAGCCAGATTGCATAAAAGTCCCCGCCGCGAATCATGAGATCAGAAGACTTACAAATCCTGAACTTCGGGTAGATTTCAATACCTTGCTTGCTGCTTCTGGTAGAAATCCTGAGGAAGTCAAACATAGAGATCCTTATTCCCCTTTATTCTGATTTTTCTCCTTTTCGAGTTCTGCAACTCTCTCATAGAGGTTCTTGATGTCCGAATAGGCAATCGCGTGCATCACGCAGAACAGGCCAAGATTTAGGAGGACAAGCTTATTGACCTTGTTCTGAGCCTTGACGAACTTTGTCACTGCAGCAAAACCTTTAGCCGTTGCCAGAAATTCCTGGTCATAATTTTTCATGCTTTTGAAAATATAGCGAAGCATCTCGTCCATTTTTAACATCCTTTCTCGTAAATAATACTGTTCAGATACCAGTTCATCTGGTACCAGATCTCCACAGTTCTTAAATCACGCTCACATGAGGGGATTGTAAACAGTCCGCCTTTTCCGTTTGACTTGTACTTTCCATCCATGAATCGCCGAACGACGGCCATGACTTTATGGCGGTCAAATTGATCATCCGTCATATCGTCCAGCCCGAGACTCTGCAGCATCTCCATGAACCATTGCGGTAAACGATTACCCATTGCTGGATTTGTCATAATGTCCTCTTCCATACGAAGAGCTAGAGCAACCATCATCTCAAGCATGCTGCATGGCCTACAATCGAGCAGTGATCCAATCTCTGGATGGACATAACCTTGATCGTAACCAAAACGATACCGGAGATCTTCGCCATCCTGTGCACGATTCTCATCCATCGCTAAACGAGGATAGAATGTGACATTGTTCAGATATGCACAAAGTCTCCGGTATGAAATATCATTTTGGTTTGGAAACGCGAGCTGATACATCCATTCAAAATAGGCGTCAGTCAGCTCATTCTGATTCATGGAAATCCCCGTACTTTCTCAAATCTCGGACGATTTCATAATCGATGTGACGCATATCATTTCGAATGTGAACAGAATCCTCATCATAATCACCGAAGTGAGAAGCAAAGTCCAAGCCGATCGACGTAGCGATTTCAGGAATCTCAAGTGGATCCTCATCTTCATCAACCAGAACACCATCAGCATAATAGGTATAACATACCGCATCATAGTTATCGAGAGTATCGAACTCTTCTGGTTTAATGACATATGGCTTGGTGACGCTGTCGCCAGGCGTCTGTTCATTAGGATCATCTTCCAGTAAATCCTTCGGAGAAGTCCGTGTCTGATAACCAGACTCACGAACCAGCGCCCGATAGTCCTGAAGTTTGGACTGCCGCTCCTTTTCATAAGCGACCGGATCCGCTGCGAGATCCATTGTCATCTGCACTTCTTTTTTCTCGTATTTTCCTTCCTCTACTTTTTTGGACGCAAAGGCATCCTTTACCGACTGAATTTCTTCGTCAGCTCTTTTTCTATGGTACTCTTTCCAGAAGTACCATGATGCACCTGCACCGACGGCAACGCCGAATGCAAAATATAATGCTTTATGCATCTTCATCCTCCTTCAATGTTCCAACTGTGACAGCAAGTCCGCCGCACATCAACGCAAGACTGATAAGAAGCCCGCCAACGATGTGACGCTTGCGTCTGGAATCAAGAATATAATCGATCTCTGTGATAACAGCACCAAAGAAGTCCATGTCAGCCTCCAAGCACCAGCATCCCGGACACAAAGAAAATGCCCGCCGCAGCGGACAAAATATAACTGAGCGTTTTCATGCCAAAACCTCCTTACAGCTTGTCAATGATGACGCCATCCACATTGAAGTCGAGCAGAATCGAGCGCTCATATCCGTTGACAAAGCGCTCCGTCGAACGGTTCGTGTTGTAAATGCCGAAGTCGATGAAACTCGGATGTTCTGGCGTATAATACCAGCCAACTACCTGACCTTCCTGCGTCGGTTCGCAAAGATCAAGCTCACGATAGACTTCATTCAGGAACACGAAACCGCACGCCTGAAGCTTGTTATTGAGCATTGCCTGTTTTCCACGAAGGAACATCAGATTGAGTTCCGGATCCTTCATCCATTCGCGAGAGCACTCGTCAAAGAACTTCGCATAGCCGCTCGGCATTGTCGCGATGTCAATGGACTTCTTGAGCTTCTTTTGTTTCCCGTTTTCATCCGTCTCAGTCTCATCGACCTTCTTTTTCTCAACAGCATAGCGGATTTCTTTTTCTGCCTCTGCCCCAATCTTTGCTGCAACACGATCCTGATACTGCTTGAATGCAGTATAAACGGTTGTGTATGCCGCTGCGAGGGATTCATTACGATCCTTCATGATCCGATGAGATGAGAGCAGACAATAGATCGACAAGCCTCCCAGCATAACTGCCGGACCATAGATCTTCGCAAAATCCAGACTCGTCTGAGCATACGCCTTAACCAGCGCCTTCTGACTGCCAGCTGTCGCCTGTCCATCCTCATTCTCAATGACTGTTTCTTTGGCTTCGTCAATACGCTGTTTGCTGTCGTCAAGAACAGCATCGAGCTTCCTGGTTCCGGCACATGCCAGAATCACTGTACCAACAACGCCGGCAATGCCTGCAATCAGCAGGATCTCCGGGGAATGTGCTTTTGCTTTTGCACTGAATTTCGTCAAGGCGTTTGCAGCCTTTTCCATCATTTCGTTTTTCATTGAAAAATGTCCTTTCTTTTACTTAATACAAATCGGTCTGGGCATCTGAATGACATAGCCCTCAGGGATTCGGATAGAGCGTGCTCCGGGCATTTCTGTCCAACCATAGTTCATATCAGTCGGGCGACCGGTGATACCACACAGATCATAGAGATCTGCAATACTCGCCTGACCATATTCCTGAATGATCTCACTCATCTCCTGCAAGATCCGTTCCGCATCACCGCGAGTGGTAACGATCGGATCCTCATAGCCGTATCCCGTATAATTTGTTTTCTGAGTACGCTGCGGCTGATTCAAGCTACTATAGCAGTTGCCGTAGTTGTATTTGGTTCCTGGCGCCTTTCCACGATTGATCGTATCACCCCAGAGCATCATCTGTATGCCGTTTGTGACAATATCCACGATGACAGTCTTAATTGCAGGGACAACCACATCCATAAAAATATGATTCTTGACAGTCTGAACATCCTCTGCAATAAAGACATCACCCAGACGCTTCCTGGTCTTTGCTTCGCCCGTGATGAGCTTTTCCCGCTTCTCACGCGGTGCATTGTTCTCTTCCAACGATTTAATTTCAGCCATAACCGGCTCCTTTCACTGTTCGAGCTTCGTGAGCTTACCAGGGAGGCTCACTTTGGTCCCGGGTATCAAGCCATTTTGCTTTTTGTACTGATATACAAGATTGCTTTTTGCTTTTTTCTCGCTGGAAGCATACGTCTCGCCCTTCCAGTAATTTGCGACACAACGATCAAACATTGTGACCGGACCGGTGTACGAATATAAATCCATTGTCAACCTCCCTCATAAAAATAAAAGAGAAGAGCCCTCGCGGACTCCTCTCCCTGAGAATTACGGATTATTGATCGAGTTTAATTCTCGTCAACCTCAACGAGGTCTTCAGGTTCTTCAGCCTTCTTCTCGAATTTACCGGCCTTTTTCTCCTTCGCTTTCTGAAGTGCAGCCTTACCTGCGGCGAGTGCCTTCTTGCCCAACGGCTTAATCGCGACCTCCCATGCAAGCACGGACAGTCCGCCAATAATGCCGAAGCCAATAGCGGTTTCACCAGCAGTCATAACATGCACATCATCCTGCTTTGCAGGAGTCAATTCCGTCGATTCGGAAGTAGCTTCCGTTTCCTTCGTGATGACTTCATTGTTCATAGTGTTTTCCATTGTTAAAACTCCTTTATAATAATTTAGTATTTCTCCATTAAAGCAGATGTAAATTTCGCGCAATCAGAGCATATCGACCAGTTTGTCAACATCGCTCTTTGCAACGCTCAGCTTAAAATTGGCTGACAAGCAGACATGCTTATCGTCAGCAGTTTCATAAAGCTGGAGATCTGAGATCTGCGCGTCCACATCACATCCGAGTTTCTTTTTTACGATCTTACGGACAATTCGGGAGATAATGCTCTGCCCGAATCCACTGTTAAAGTTCAAATTCATCCTGTATCACCTCACTCGTCAAATCCAATTGCAGGCTGCACACGGAAGTCGATCGCCAGACACGGCTGCTGATCCTGGGTGAGCTGACCGCTGAAGATCGGATCAATCAAGCCTTTATCGACTTTCCATCCGAGTTCATTACCGGCTTTTGTCTCCGTCAATCCGATCTCATAATAGAAATCGTTCAGGCTGACATATCCGGAATCAAGCATTTCACGACTGAGGGAATTTGCCGCTTTCGTGATAAAGTCCGGATCTGACTTGAACAGTCGATCAGACCACGGATCATAGCATAAAGTCTCGCCCTTTCGTGTCACAAAGAGCTTGTCAGTCTGAATGGGCTGACGATCAGTACGTTCTTTGATCGCTGCATCACGGATTTCTTGTTCTTTTTCTGGTCCGACCATCTCAAGCGTCTTTGCCTGATAGTCTCGAAGTGTTGCCTCCGAGATCGAATACGCCGTAGCCAGCGCTGCGTTTCGTCTCAGATTTGTAGATGTGGCAAATATCAGGCAGGCAGCCGACGAAAGACCAACACCAACTGCAGGCACATAATGACGCCAAGCCGACGCAACTGCCTCTTTTTTGGTATAGGCATAACGATCGCCATTATGGTTCTTCTGACTGTCCTGCCGCACTTTTTCCAGTGCCTTCGGCGTGACCTTAACCGCCATCACTGCAGCTGTTGTAAACCCAGCGATTCCGAGTGCAGTCAGGATCTCGGGGGAATGTTTTCTCATTACCTTCCATGCACAAGTCATCATACTTGCTAAAGTTGTCGTCTTCATACTGAATACTCCTTCTCAATGAGATGTAATAATGTCTCTACTGTATGAATCGCAGAGGAAAATATAAGGTTCTTGTTGTCAACACAAGATCCAGTTGCTGCAATAAGTGATAGCAAATATCCATCTGCAACTGCAACGGGATCTTTTTCACCACGATTAAGCAGACAGTTTAATAGTTCTTCTGCTGCCCATCGTTCATAGATTCTCTGGTCAAATTCCCTTCGACCCCATTCAATCTGAGGCGGAGGAAGTGAAGTCTCTATGTACTTCACAACAAGTTCAGCTGCATCCATAGCAAATATAAAAGAAGAGCCTTATTCAGACTCTTCTTCGTTGGATTCAGCCAGAACTTTCTGAGCTTCTTCACGTGCGATTTCTCTTGTTTTCTGCTCGTCCAGATACTGATCCAGTAACGGTAACACCAGACCAAGGATGGACGATACGACACCGAGAATTTTTAACGTATTGTTCTTTTTCATAAGTTCATGCCTCCTTCATAATAAGCGGTGTTTTTTCTGCGCATTCGAATTCGATCGGGTCAAATTCCTCTTTCATGTTTAGATAACACGGCGGGAATGGGCAAGAGAGAATGTAGCATTCAAACTCATTACCGTCATCGCCGGTGATTGTTACTTTTTCATGATCGAAATCGATCCATTCATATCCGTAAAATTCGCCGATTTCGCAGACATCCCAGCCTGCAATGTCACCGCCCTCGATATGATCCAGACCAAGAAAATCATATAATTCATTCAAAACTGCCTGTCCGCCCCGAAGGACAAAGTTCCGATTGAAATGATACTCTGCATTTCGGACTTCCAGCATGGTACTCGTGAAATATCTACCAGAGATCATATCGTAGAACATACAAGCGTCCCCAATTGGATTTGGAACATGATATTCATCAGCTGAGTCCTGCGCGATCGCTGTTTTTACTTTTGTGGGCGCATCCTCGCCAAATAGTTCTTTGATTTTGCCGTCATACTTCTTCAGACTCTTTGCTGCAATGCCATACATTGCTACAAGAGATGCCTGCTGCTTTTGGTTCATTGCTTGAATTCCAATAATGCAGGCAATCGTTCCAGCCGCAACAGCACAAACCGGCCATGCAGAAGGAGCTGCGGCTTTTACTATCTCAATTGGGTTCAAAACTCCGCCTCGTTCTGAACGTGCATCTTCCACGGCTTCCTGAACCTCTGGAGCTTTCTTCACTGCCAGAAGTGCGGTTACAATGACCCCGGCAGATGCCAGACCGGTTGCAATCAACGGCCCAGCTTTTCGAATGTTAATTCGCATGATTGATACTTCCTTTCAGAAAAATATAAAGAAGAGATTGTGTCGGATTCGAACCAACAATCTCAAGATTTTTATCTTGTGCTCTACCATTTAAGCTAACAGTCTCTTCATAATACGACTTGCAAATTTCGCGCAAAAAAAGAAAGAGCCTTCGCAGACTCTTTCTCAAGAACACTATTTCTTTGTGATCTTATGCCATAATTCAGAAATTTTTCTTCCGACGGTTTCAAACCAATCCGTTTCCTTGTAGACATAGGTGATGGCACCAACTCCAACGCCCAAACCCAGTGAAAGTAACGTAATTTCTTCAACTGTCAAATCAGAAGCTTTCTTTTTCCAAATGTTCATAATTACAATCTCCTCTAATTTTTATAGTGTTTCCATTAGAGCAGATGTAAATTTCGCGAAAGAAAAAGAGAAGAGCCCTTGCGGACTCACTCTCTACCGTTCTTATATGGGAGATGTTATCTTCGCGTCCTCAGATATCAGCTCGATCAAATACTGTTTCCCACCGTTCTCGCTTGAGCGGCTTCATCTTTAGTGCCCACATGATCTGTCTGACTGTGACTGTGGGGTATAAGCTATTTGCTGGTTCAGCGGCTTTGGTTTTGAAATAACGGTAAAACTTCGGATGCCGATAAATATCATCGGCAAGACCTGCATCCACCTCAGTCCAGTAGGTTGTCTTTTCATCGGCATCAAATCGCTGCTGAATGACTGCCAGTCCCAAATCATTGAACTGATACAGTGTACAACGAGAATACAGAGGATGATTGCAAACATAAATATGGCTGAATCGCGAAGAATCCTGCTTTTTCGGCTGATAGTAGTATCTCATCGAGACAATTCATCAACATACCCATACGGACATGTTATGCAGCCTGGATA